TTCAAACGTCCGCAGCGTGACCGTCGACGCTTCCGGCAATGAAATCGACATCACAAAACTTGGTGACACGGTTCGCAAATTCCGAACGTCTCACGTTGAGCTGACCTGCGAAGTCGAATGCGTTGACGATCCCGGCGTCAATGTCGGCGACACGTTCACACTGAGCGGCCCGCAAATCGGCGCAAGCAAAACGTTTGTCGTCACCAGCGTTGTCGAAAATCAGCCGCTTGACGACATCATCACCTTTACCGTTTCAGCGTCCAACACCGAATCCGCCTAGCGATTAGGAGCAGCAACCATGGCAGTTACCCTCGGCAAGGCCGGCACCGGCGCGCCATCGTTTGGCGACAACGTGATTTCGGCAACGCTAACCGAAGAAGCGCCAGCAATCGACATCACCAGCCGGTCGACCGATAGCAGCGGCAACCCGGCCTATCGCGAGTTCAAAACCGGGATCAAGGCCGAAAACTGGGAAATCGAATGCTATGACCCGACCGGACTAACGACCGAGCTGGAGGCGCAACTGGCAGACAGCACGTTCGGCGTGGTAAGCGTGTCCGAAAACATCACGATTGACGGCCCAAACACTTACACGGTCACGATCCGCAAGGGGTGAGTCGTGGCAGTTTTGCTGGGCAAGACCGCGACGGTGAGCTGTGGCGGCGTGTCGGCAGGTAGCCGCAGCGTGACGGTGGAAGAAACAGCCGACGAGTTGGAATTTCAGCCGTTTGGCGTTCGGGATAAGTACGTCTACACGACTGGATGGACGGTCAGCGTGCAGGCTGAGTTTATCGACGACGCGGCCACTGCGTTGATAAACCAGCTCCAAGCCGGTTCCGAGGCGACGGTGACGATCACGCCGGGCGGCTGGTCGTTTGTCGGCAACGTCACGTCCATTTCGCAGTCGGTTCCGTTGGATGGTGTGACCAGTTGGACGGTCACTATCAAAAAGACCTATCCAGGCTTGAGGTGATTGGTGCGAGAAATCAGAGACGACGAAGGCCGGCCGTGGCGGATCACGCTAAACGTCAGCGCGCTGATGCGGATTCGGGACAGCGTGACCTATGAGGCCGAGGTCGAAAACGAAGACGGCACGAAAACGAAACATACCGGGCCGCTAGACCTGGCTGACATCGGCAGCATCGACAAGACGCTGACGGTTCTGAAACTTCAATACACCAAGCTTGGCGAGATTCTTTGGGCGATCCTTGAACCGCAGGCGACCGAAAAAAACATCAGCCGCGACAGTTTTTTGGACGGCCTAAGAGGCGATGCCCTTGAAGAGGCAGCCAAGGCGATGGAGGCCGAGCTGATCGATTTTTTCCCCAAGCGCCACCGTCAAATGGTCCAGCTGATGGCCGAAAAGTACGACGAACTGACGGTGGCGATGGTGGAGCACGCCGAACAACAGATGGCGGCCGTAAACGTCGACGGCGCACTGTCTGGGATGCCATCTGGGAGGCAGCCGGAATCATCGGATGCCACCCAGGCCAATGGACGTTCCGCCAACTCTGCCAAGCGCGCGACGCGAGGCTTGAAGCGGACTGGTGGCACACTTCAAACATCCTCGCACTGACCTACAACCTGAACCGCGGAAAAAACAAGCCGGCAAAATCTCCCTACGACTTTCACCCGTTCGCCAAAAAGCCGCCGGCCCGGCAGGCGACCCAGGCGGACCTAGACAGACTGTTTGGCAAACAAAATGGCGGGCGCACAGGGAGTTAGAGCAGGCCGGGCGTTCGTCGAGATCGGTGCCGACCCGAGGCGATTGTTTGCCGCGATCAAAGGCCTACAGCGAGAGTTTCGCAAAATAGGCCAGGCGGCAACACAGTTGGGCGCACGAATCAGCGCCATCGGTGCGTCGTTCAGTGTGCCGATAGGTTTGGCCGTGCGTCAGTTTGCGTCGTTCGACGACGCGATTCGGGCCACGTCGGCAGTTTCCGGGGCAACGGGCAACGCCTTGGAAATGTTGTCTGACACTGCCCGAGAGCTTGGTCGCACAACAAGTTTCACGGCGGTGCAAGTTGCCAATTTGATGACAGAGCTTGGGCGGGCCGGATTCTCGCCACGGCAAATCAACGAAATGACTGGTGCCGTGCTGAATCTAGCGCGAGCCACCGGCACCGATGCGTCGATGGCGGCCGGAATCATGGCGGCCACGTTGAGGCAATTTGCCCTAGAGGCAGGCGATGCTGCCCGCGTGTCCAACGTTTTGACGAAGGCGGCAAATGCGACATTTAACACGGTCGAAGGCCTGGGCGAATCGCTGAAGTATGCCGGACCAGTCGCCAAAGATTTGGGAATGTCGCTTGAAGACACGGTGGCAGTGCTGGGCGTTCTTGGCAACGTCGGCATTCAGGGCAGCAACGCCGGCACGGCCCTGCGGCGGCTGTCTGTGATTGCGGCGGCCAGTGGCGACCAGCTGCAAGAACTTTTTGGCGTATCAAATACGGACGCTGCCGGGAATCTGCGGCCACTGGTTGACATACTCGACGACATCAACACCGCCACGGCAAATATGCCGGTGGCGGAGCGAACGGCGCGAATGTCAAAGGCGTTTGGTCTGCTGGGCATTACCAGCGCCAACGTCTTGTCAAACACCGCCGGCGGCGTTCGTGGTTTGGCCAAAGAACTGCAAAACGCCGACGGCGTAGCAGCTGCTACAGCCCAGCAAATGGACGCTGGGCTGGGCGGCGCGTTTCGCATCGCCCTGTCTGCAATCGAAGGCGTCGGGCTTGCCCTGGCCGAATCATTGGCCCCGGGCCTGCAATCAATCACGCAAATCGTCACTGGCGTGGCTGGCGGACTGACGCGACTGATTGAGGCAAACCAAGGTCTGGTCGCCAAAGTCGGAGCCGGCCTAGCCGCGTTCACGGCGTTTGGCGTCGTGCTGACCGGCGTTGGCGTGTCGCTGCAAGTTGCGGCGTTTGGCATGGGTGGCGTCGCAAAGGCGCTGAATCTTGTGATTGGACCGATCAAGGCTGTCGCAACTGCCGCCTACGCCATCGTTGTCGGATTCGCAAAGGCGACGATTGCCGCGGTGGCCTACGCCGCCCAGTCGATCGCCGCCGCCACGGCCACAGCGGCCGCCTGGGCGGTGGCAAACGCCCCGCTGATTGCCATTGGTGCTGCCATCGCCGCCGCGGCCGCGTTGGCCGTGCAGGCCGCCGGCGGGTTCGCGAAGCTGGGCCAGCAAATGCAATCAGCGTTCAGCGGCTTGGGCGAAATGGCCAGCGGAGCCGGCAACGCCGTTAGCCAGGCTTTTGGCACGATGCTGGCTGATGCCCGGCAGGTGTTTGGCGATTTGTACGACATCTCGGCCACGACGTTTGGCGGGATTTCCGACGCGCTGGCTGTCGGCGACATGGCCGGTGCCGCCGAAGTGGCCTGGCTTGGCCTGCAAGCGGTCTGGCAGCGTGGCATCGCGGCGATCATGTCCTACACCGATCCGTTTATTGAGTACCTGCAAAACGTCTGGGGCAACGTCTCGACTTTTACGATTAACGCCGTCGACGGGTTGTTTTCGTTTTTGCGTCAAGGGTTTCGGACAGGTTTCGCGGTTGTGCAGGGGATCGTCGACAACGTTATCAACGGAATTCTCAACACGTTCGACAACTTGGTGACCAGCATTCGCGTTGCTTGGACCCGCGTTCAGGGTTTCATCACCGGCGCGAAAGACACGCAAGAGCGCGTCGACAAGATTCGCAACGAGCAACAGGCCCGCCAGGAGCAACGCCGCCAAGAGCGGCCCGGCATCGCAGGCCGGCTTGAGGCCGCCGGCCAGGCAAACGCCCAGGACCAGCGGAATACTATGGCCCGGCAGGATGCCCGCATCGCCGCCAATGAGCAGGCCCAGGATGACAGGGCCGCCCGAACGGCCCAGCGGGCCGAAGAACGGCAAGCCGGCATTGCCGCGACGACAGGCCAGCTGGATGCCACCCGGCAAAGACTTGCCGCCAACCGCCAGGCCTTGGACTTGCTGCCAAGCATCGCCCAGGCCGGAACCCTCGAAGAGCTACAGCAGCTGGCCGCCCAAATTAAGCAACTGGAGGCCGCCGGGGCCTCGGCTGATGTGATTGAGCGGCTGACTGACCAGATTGACGATCGGGCGATTGAACTAGACAAACAGCGGGCCGACCAGGCGCGTGCGGGCAGTAACCAAGCGGCCAACGCCCAGCAAGCCGACACTAGGCCAGGCCCGTCACAAACAGACGTGGTCGGCACGTTTTCGGCAGCCGCGCTAGGCCAAATGGGTTTCGGCAGCAATCTGGCCCAGCAGCAACTCGACGTCCAAAAGAAGATCGAAGAGAACACCCGGCAAAACAACGTCGGCACGGTGGTGGAGTAATCAATGCCGATTCTGACATGGATTGAGGACACCGAAGGCAGCCGGTCGGCGTCGATTGGCCGGCTGGGCCGGCGGATGCAATCCAGCTACATCAAACGTTGGAAGCTGTTCGGCACGTCGGACGACCTGGTGGCCCACACCGACGTTTCGCAAACGCTGTGGGCGCTATACCTCTACTGGCAATATCCTGGCCAGCCGCTCAATCAGCTGCACCTTGAGAGCTACACGCTCGAATACCTGGGCGACAAAGCCTACCAGCTAGAGGCCACCTACACGTCGATGGGTGGCCAAGACGACGAAAACCAAGACCCGCTAAAGCGGGGCCGGTCGTTTGACACTGGTGGTGCCACCCAACACATCACCCAAGGCATCACAGAAACCCGCTACGGCGACAACGCACCGAATCAGCAAAAAGCGATTGCCGTTACAACGGACACGATCAACGGCGTTGACATCGTCGTGCCGCAGCTGACGTGGACCGAATCCTATGACGTGCCCACGCGGTTTGTGACCACCGATTACATCAAGGCCCTGCACCGACTCACTGGCACCGTCAACGACGGGGCGTTTCGCGGGTTTGCGGCCGGCGAGGTGCTGTTTCTGGGTTCAAGCGGATCGCAGCAGTGGGACGAAGACAAAGGCGACGGGCCGTGGTCGCTGTCGTTCAAGTTTGCAGCCAGCCCGAACGCTGGCGAAGGCGAAGGCACGCCGGCCCTGTCAGTTGGTGGCATCGACGACATTGAAAAAAAGGGCCATGAATATTTATGGGTGCTGTACGCCAATGACACGGACCAAGACACGCTGATCAAGCGGCCGCAAGCCGTCTACGTCAACCAGGTCTACCGCGAGGCTGATTTTGCCGGCCTTGGGATTGGGGTGAACTGATGGCCCGCCGCAACGACGGCCGCGTGGAACCTGGCCAAAGCCTGAAGACAGCGTTTTCGGCGCGGGCTTGGAACCGTGCCCAGGATGCCGCCGACGTCGTCCTGAAAACGTTGGGCGGCGTGCAGGGCCAGGAGGTGCCGCGGCAGGCGTTGCCCTATACCTGGGTAATGGCCAAAAACATTGGCGGCAGCACGATCCCGAGTTTTTCGGCCGCCTTGATATACGACTACCTCACGCCCGTCGATCCCACCGATAGCGCAAACGCTGCCGATCAGTTCACAAGAGCGCCTATTTTGTCGTGCGCTTTTGCAGCTGGCGGCTACCTCAACCAAACCAGCCTTAGCACATTTTCTGCTCCGGTTTGGGGCGTGGCCGTTGAGCCAATCAAGCCCGAGCAGATTGGGCGTGTAGCAGTTAGCGGTGTTGTGCAAATCAAAACTCGCGTTGTCAGTCATCTTCACCAATACGTCACCATTGCTGATTCAAGCGTCGACGATCAGCTTACAAGTTGCGTTGTCGGCGAAGCCCGCATTGTGTGGCGGGCCGGCGGAGCCAGTTTTGGCGGCCAACTTTCGGACCAGTGGGCGCTGGTTCATCTAGGCAACAGCCACTACACCGCAGAGGTGGATTTTAGTATTTCCAGTGGGTCGCAATGGACCAAAGGAACATACAAAACGGTTGATCTGTTTGGTGGCGATACCGTGCAGGCCTACAACAAATCCGAAACTCTTCGAGGCGACCCGCCGGGAAGAACTGGAACAATCAGCCTTACCAGAAATCGATTTGTTTTGATCGGGGCAGATTATTGGTACGAACCCCGCGTGCTGGTCGGGGATTGAAACGCCTCCACCCCCTCCAGTTTCTGGGCCAACCGGTTGAAAATGCGGGCGAAACTGCCATTTGCCCCAGAGCCAGTTCTGGCACACTCGACCGTATGGCCAAACGACGGCGGAAAACCCGAACGGCGTACATCAACGGCCAGCGGTGGCGAATCACCCGGGCCAAGCTGCGGGATCGTTACGGGGACTGCGACTACGGGCAGCGGCTAATCCGCATTCACGACACGCTGGCCGGCGTCGAACTGATGGACACGCTGCTGCACGAACTGATCCACGCTCGCTGGCCCGATCTGTTGGAAGAATCGGTGAGCGAGTTTGCCAGCACATTGGCGTCGGTTCTCGACGCCGAGGGGTTTGCACAGGAGGCCGACCGATGGGATTGATAGACGACGTCCGCCGCGAACTGCCCCGCAAGGGTCAGCCTCCTTGGCATGAAACGCTGCCCGACGATCTGCGGGCCGAAATCGAAGACGTGCGGAAAGCCTGGCTGGCCGGGCAGCTGCCGGCCGCCACGAAGACCGGTTTGTCGGCCGCCTTGTCGAAGGCCTTGAAGGCCCGCGGCGTCGATATTGGCCCGTTTGGAGTTCAGCGGTGGCTGGAAAGCAAAACGAGCGATTGATTGAGGCGGTGAGTTCTCAGCTGGCCGACGCCGACCGCCTGGCGGCTGATGCCGAGATAGCCAAACTGCGCAGCGAAGTGGCCACGCTCAAGGCCCGCTACAAATCGGCACTGGGCCAAATCGACCGGGAGCGAGAGCGGGCCGACGCGATCGCCGGCCTGGCCGGGATCAAGGCCAAGGGCGGGCGACGGGCCGCCGGCAAACGCAAGGTGGCCGGGGCCGCCACGGTGATCGTCGGGCTGTCCGATTGGCACGTTGAGGAGCGGGTCGACCCGGCTACCGTCAACGGCCTGAACGACTACGACCTAGACGTGGCCGAACGGCGGATCGCCGAGCTGTGCGAGCGGTTCGCCACGCTGCTGGACCACCAGCGGCAGTTGGTTAAGGTGCCGCGGGTCGTCGTCTGGCTAGGCGGTGACTTTTTGAGTGGTCATATCCACCCCGACACCGCCGAACTGGCCCAGCTGCCGCCGCTGGCGGCCACCCGCTGGGCCGGCGAGCGTATCCGCGGGTTTCTGGACATGGTGGCCGACATGACCGACCAGGTCGTGGTCGTGACCAACAGCGGCAACCACGG